GCGAGCGGGCGGACAGGTTTTGAGCTTCTTCCACCCATGCCCGGTCGAATCCTTCCAGTGACTTGATGGAGTCGGCGGTGTGATCCTGCATCCCCTGGAATATGATGATGCCGTTGCCGTTGCGTGAACGGATTTCGGTGAGCGTAACTTCAAACAGATGCGAGACGCCAAGCGCCGTGATTTTTTGCTTCAGCAGCTCGTGGGCGGAGAACTGGAGCGACTTCTGGATTTCGCGGATACAGACGGAGCGTTGATGCGGGTTTGCCGCATGCTCCTCGATGAGCATTTCGGCGAACAGATGCGATTTGCCAGAGCCTCGCCCGCCTTTTGCGCCCTTGTACCGGGCAGGATATAGCAGTGGTTCGGCCCATGCGGGCGTCTCAATTACCAGTTCCATCAGGAGTCGGCTTGATGATGCGTCGGGTGATCTGGGTCACTTGTACAGTGCCGGTATGCTCAGTCTCGGTCTTGTCCTTCCAGCCGAATCTGTTCTTCATGTTAAAAATCCAGACGGTCGAATTGCCCTCAAGCCCCATGGCCATTTCCCGACCACGTTCTTCCCACCAATGCTCACACAGCGCCTTGGCTTCCTTTACGGTTTCACGAAAATCCTCGGAATCCTCAAGCAGGGTTTCCCATGCCGACATGCCAATGCCCAATTTGCAGCGGATGGTTACAGCGGATTGCCCGTCCTGCCCGCACTGACGAACGATCTCATGCCAGTCATCTGGGAGGACTGCTGTGGTCGTGCGCGGTCTCCCCAGCGGTCTACCTGTTGTCATTACCGGTTCCCCCACATCTGCCGCAATTTCGGCAGCAGCAGCACAATCTGGATGACCGTGTAGATGATGGTGAGCACAATCAACCAGTCCTGCAACTGGTAGCCAGCGATCACCATGCCGGAGAGTACGACCGGCGGCGTAACCTTGGCCGTCACCGCGCCCACCTCCGCTACGTGTTGGATATGCTGTACATGCTCAGTTTTGTCCAGCATTGCCCGCGCCCTTGGTACTATCCTCAGACATGATCAGCTTCAGCCCGGCGGATACACCGGCAAGAGCTGACAGGTAGGCGGCATAGGCGGGGAAGACTGGCGTCAGTGCCAGCGCCACCAGACCGATACCAGACCATGTGGATTGCCGCTTCAGCTTGCTCTTGATGCGGCTCATGGATGCGCTCATGCGTCACCTCGGAGGGTTTTCCCGGATTGCAGGTCAGCCAGGGTCAGCCCGCCGGTGTATTGAAAATGCGGAAACTCGGGGAACCGTTTCCAATCGCCCGCCCATTCCAGCCCGCATGATTTGCCGATGTCGCCGATTTTGCGCCAGAGACGGCCAGCATCGCCGGTTGTGCTCCAGCAGGGTTTGCCGTGAACGATTGGGACGATATCAAACGCCAGTCGCCAGTTATGCCAGCTCTGCCCACCCTTGGCGTTGGTTACGACTGGGCCGACAGCGCCGCCCCTGCCTTGCGCGTAGAGTTTGTCTTGGCTGGCATTGTCGCGGTAGGTGCTGGTGATGAGCAGTGTGATGCCGTCGGCGTCGCATGCGCTTATCATGGCCAGTGCGCGGCGCTTGACGGCGGGATGCAGGTCGTTGAGGTCACGCGATGAAATCATGTTGGCCTCTGAATAAAAACCCGGATGGCTCCGGGAAGGGGATGCTCAGAGTGTAGCGGTGGCCGCGAGCAGTTGCAACCATCTCCGGTGCGGCATGTCCGCGTGATCGGAATCCAGCGGCGCGCACCATTTCCGGACAGTGCGCATGTCAACGGCCAGCAGTTCGCCCGCTGCCTGTTGGGTTAGCCCTGCATGTTTAAGCAGGGCGCGGAGGTTGGCGGGTGTGTAGCCGGGTTCAAACTGGATGGGCATTTACAATCTCCATTCCGTATTTTGCGTCCACATTCCACGCCGGATGATTTTCTCGGGCAATTTGCATCGCTGTTGCGGCGTCGCGCACCCGGTAAAATCTCCTCGCCTCGATGTGTTTGGCGGTGTGGTTCTGACCATTGCCGATGTATCCGACAATGGCGCTGTTATCGGTTATTGCGATTGCTAGCGCCTGCATGATCAACCTCCAAACCGGTCGGAAAACATGGCGTTTACCGTTTCTGCCATTTTCGTGATTGACTCGCTGCGGCCGAAATGACGGTCGGCGGCTGTTTCGTTCCAAAATGCTACGATTTTTTCGCACTTGGCGCGGATTGCTGATTCCCCGCCGTGGTAGGAAATCAGGTCGGATTCGCTCATGGCGCGGCATCCCATCAGGTTCAAAACCTGAAACAGGCTGGCTCCGCTACGTGCAGCAATCAGCGCCTGACCAGCGGTTACGTAGGTGGTGTCGTTTGCGATCATGTTCATGATGGTATCCCCATTTCCGGTCTGCGTTATTGCTTCCCGATTAGTTAATAATAGGTCATAATCATTCCCATGTAAAGCACTATCGGCATAAATAGTTCCTTTTTTTACATCGCTGGCGAACGGAGTGCCAAGCCCTAGCCAACGGCAGCCGCAAAGTTTTACGGGGCAAACGTCATAGCCCGGACAGACATGATCATCCTGGCCGAACAACTCCGGCTGCATCAATTCAATTGTGGCCGACATGTCACCCTCGCGAAGTACCACCGACGCCCTGCAATGCGGTCGTTCAGGTGCCGGTACATGTCCGCCGTGAAATCGGTCGGCATGGCACGTTTGGCCTCGAACTTGACCACGTCCTCGCGTATCAAATCGTCATCCTCGTACCGGATGACGGCCGAAACTTTCCAGTTATGCGGCTTGGTGCAGTACCGGGCGCATCCGTTTTCGTGGCGTATTGGGCCTTCGATGCCGGATGGGGTGACACGGAAGGCGGCAAAGGGTTGGTTTTGAAGTGGTTTTTTCATTCGTCCATCCCCCATACGCTAACCTGAATCTTTCCGCCCTTCACAATCTCGCCCGAGTTGATGACGCGCAGGTCGTGTATCTGGCTGTCGTCCAGCATGACACCGGCAGCAACAAGCCCATCCAAAACGCCTTTTAGCAGGTTATCCAAGTCGCGCACCCGATTGTCAGGGAAAAACACACGAAGCAAGACGCCAACGCGCCCGATTACGGCATTTTTTCGGCTTGCCAATATCTTCATGGCCTCAATGAACTGTAGCGCCTTCTCGGACTTCCTGCGACCTCTGACAAGTTTTCCGCGTTTTTTGTATACGCAGGATTCCCAGTAGTGGTTCACGGATGGCGGATATGGCAGTTCGACGCAATCCAGAATCATCATGATTGCGCCCCGATATGCTCAAGCAGAGCCTGTTCTGCGGTTTTCAGCGCCAGCACTCCCGGTGTGCATAGGTGCAGGTAACACATGGCCTCCCAAGTTTCCGGGGTTGCATCAAGGATTTTCCGCAGCGCCCGGCGGCGGTACTCGTTCGGGTTGACAATTTTCCCCTTGTGCCTGATTTCGTCGCGGATGTACCACAGCGCCTTTTGCAGGTCTTGAGCCGGTGCGCCTTTGTCGCGATGGCGGAAAATGTACTTGAACGCATTGCCTCGGTTAAACGACAGATGGCGCGTAACCTGGATGCATTCGATTCCCGAAGCATGTCCGGTGTAGTGGGCGGGGTTGTTTACGGGATCGGTCATTGCGGTGCTCCGTAACGATACGGCCGAACCTGTCCGGACAAATACCGTTCCAGCGCATCGGCGCGGCTGACCTCGTGGCTTCGGACGTACTGCTTGACGGAAAAATAGCTCAGGCCGTGCGTTTTGCAGTGCTGCGCCATGCTGCCGGTCTTTCCGCGAAACTCGAAATTCCATACCGGCTCCTTGCGGATGCCATTGCGCTCAAACATGCGGTAGGCGGCTTGGCCTGTCATGCCCGCCATCGCGCCAATGACGCCCCACTTTCCGCCGGATTGTTCCAGCAGTTCGGACAGCACTTGCGGAACCGGCTTGCCCGTCCGCGCTGATTCGCGTTGCTCCCATGCTCTCATGGTGTAATCCCCGTTGTTTGGAGCGGGCTGGCCGCCCCGTGTTGCGATTAGGCCGCGATGATGTATCGGCAGTCTTTGTTGTTGTGGCGGTTGTGGTCGGACTTGCAGGAAAGCACCTCGCTCTTGCGAAGGCAGTTTTGCTGGCAGGCAATGTTGCTGCATCCGGCCAGCGCGGTGCGCTCACCATTGATGATTGCAATGCGGGCTGAAACGATTTGGTTTGTGTTCATGGTGTTGCTCCCGGTTGTTTGTTTTGATGCCCCAAGTATTGCACTAGCAATATCATCCGTCAACCACTTTCCCCGTAATCCTCTCGAAAATAACCCGGCTGACGTACTCGGCGAATCCAGCCGGGTCAGTCCTGGCCCGTTCGCGCATACCCTGGGCTGTCTTTTCGGACAGCGCGGGGCAGTAGTGGCCTTGTTCGAGCTGGCATAGGCGGCAGGTGACGAGGTGGCGGTGGAGGCTCATTGTGCGTCGTGGTACTCGTGTATCAGGTCAATGCAGGCTTTCCGCACATCCTGGAACCACATTTTTCCATTCATATGCCGGAACCATTGCCCTATTTCGGCCTCGCATGGGATGGCGGAATCGTAGAACTCGCGCCCGTCCTGCTCAAACGTCAGATAACCATCGTCGCTGCGTACTGTGATCATGCCCATGCCTCCAGCTCGTGAAACCGGAATGTCGGGCCGTCATATCCAATCAGGACGGTTCCGCAGGCTCCGTTTCGGTTTTTCGTAATCAGGATTTCAGCCTTGCCCATGTTTTCATGGTTCGGGTCGTCGTCGTATTTTTCCTGACGGTGAACCATCATGATCAGGTCAGCATCCTGGGCGATGGCTCCAGACTCGCGCAGGTCGCCGTTTGTAGGCTTGCGCTTGGCCTTCTCGACGTCCTTGGTCAACTGGCTGATGGCGATGAATGGCATGTTGAAATCCATGGCCATGCGCTTGATGTCGCGGCTGATGCCGGTCAGCTCCAGATTGCGGTTATTGGCATTGGCTTTGTTCGCATCCATGAGTTGAATGTAATCCACCACCGCCATGCTGACGCCGCCATGCTCACGCACCACGCGACGCAACAGGCCGCGCATCCTGGCCGGAGTCAGTCCGGACTCATCGCACACAATCAGGTTTTTAGTTTGCAGCCGACCGGCAGCGTTTGCCATCCATCCAGCCTCGTCCGTCGTCATTGAGCCGCGCTTGATGGCTGCGTAGTGGACGCGAGACTCAGCCGACACCATCCGCCGCCCAATGTCCAGCGCGGGCATTTCCATGCTGAACACGACAATCGGATATTTCGTGTGACGCATGGCGTGCTGCACAAGCGACATGGCAAACGTGGTTTTACCCATGCTTGGCGGCGCGGCCACGACAATCATGCTGGCCGCTTGCAGTCCGTCGATCTTGTCATCAATCGATGGCAGGCCTGTGCTGATGCCGCTGATGCCGGGGTTTTGTGACGCCCTGGCCGCATCGTCAAAGACCTTGCGCATCAGCTCAACGCCATCCACAACCGGCAGGTCATTGCCCAGGTTTCCACTGATAACGCCAGACAGGATGCCGTCAGCCTCGCTCAGCAGTTCGTTGACGTTGCGCCCTCCATGGGACTCGACAAGCTCTGTAATGCTCGTTGCTGCCCCTATCAGGTTCCGCAGTACGGTGTATTCGTGGATGCGTTTGGCGTGGCTCATGACGGCAGCGCGTCCAGCATGGCCGCACTTGATAACCCCGCCGATTATTTCCTCGGCAGCGTCAATGCCAATGTCCAGCATATGCTCAGCGACTTGCACCGGGTCAAATGCGCGGCGCAGGTTCTTCAGGTCGCCAATTGCGCCCCAGATGGCGCGGTATTCAGGAACGGTGAAGTCATCGGCGGCAATCATGCTGCCCACGTCGTCAAGCAGCCCGTTCTGCTCCATCAAGCTGGACAGAACAACCTGCTCGGCTGACGGGGATTCCAGTTTTGTTGTGATCATTTTAGGCAAGCCCTCCCGGCCTCAAGTGCCGCTAATTCTTCTGCGTTCATCATGCGCTTCGGGTCTGGTCGCCAGTAGTCCGGTTTCTTTTCGGCAGGTGGCGGCGCTGGTTGGGCGGAGTCTGGCTTTGGGTTTCGGATTCTGGCCAGCAGGTAATTCGCCAGCCCGCCATGCCAATCGTGCATTGTTCGCCGTTCTTGCCCTCGGTATCCAGCCGATCGAAAGTCCGCAATGATTTCCTCGGTCAAATCCAATGAAGTTATCACGCGCCCGCCAATAATCGTCTTGGCTCCCAAAAACTTCAAATGATCATCAATGGTTTTCGGGTCTGGAATCCAGTTGGCATCCATTGGCCCCATCATGCGGGCGTCGGCTTCGGCCTGTCGCTTTTGCTCTTGCTCGGCAAGCGATGCAAAATATTCGCCTTCTTCGTTCGTAGGTATCGAAGAAGAAGTATCCCTTCCATTCCCTTCCATTCCCTTCCCTTCCGGGGGGTGGCCGTCGTCGAGTCCTCGCCCACCATTCGACGAACATTCGACGAATGGTCGTGGATGCTTATACGAAGGCCTGTCGATTTTTTGGTGTTTCCAGCCGGTCACATGCCAGTATTTACGGCCTTCTGCGGTGTATTCAGACAAAAGACCGCTGATCAGCAGTTCGGAAATATAGGATTCGATTTGGCTTGCGGCTATGTCGTCGCCAGGAAAGATTTGCATCTTGAGTGTCTTTGCGCTGGCCGGGTGATTCCCGCCATCGTCGCAAAAGTTCCACATTCCGACGAACAGTAGTCGAGCGATCGGCGAGCATTCGACGACTTGTTCAGACGTCCAAAACTCTGGTTTGATGG